TGCATCGTCCATACTAACTCGATTGATTACCCTTGCAGCTCTGGCTGCTCCAATCAGGCTACCTGCGCCTCTAACGCTATCTATCGTTGCATCATCCCCATTTGTTTTTCTAATGTGATGCACGAGCTGTATGCTACTATCGGTATCTCTTGCTAGCTTTCTGAGCATTGCAACGACTGCCTGGATGCTTCCATTGTTGTTCTCATTAACAAGATGAGCCCACACAAAAGGATCTATAATAACAACACCTATGCTGTTTTGTTTTATTTTATGGGTCATCAGCTGTAGTAGATCGTCATTTGTAATCAGCCCATCTCGCCCTTCTGCCGCGAGGGTAATCTGTATATCATCCTCACCATCCATAAACAGCTTACCTTGCACGTCCTCTGCCTTGATATTGTAATGCTGCATTGCTGCGATTGTTCGCATTTCTAATTCTGTTCTGGGATCTTCCAGATTAATCAGCCAGACATTTGTTTGCTGTCTTACTGGCACGTCTAGCAGATCCTTGCCTGTTGCGATTGCTAGGGCTTCCACAACAGTCAGAGACGTTTTGCCTATACCACCAGCCGATGCTGTCACACTGATATACTTCTTGATATAATCGTAGCCATACACCCACTCCCTACGAGGCAGCGTGAGCGCATTAAACATACTGTAAGGCGTAGGCCATGTTTTTGCCTTAACCTCACTCAGCGCCTCGTTCTGCGCCTCTATGCGCTCCTTAATCGGATCAGGCTCTGGCGTCCATCCTTTGTTTCTCGCACCATCGATTGCTCTTTGCACTTCTTGCCTAGTGTCCTCAACAGTATAACCTGCTAGCGTAAAGCCATCCGTAATACTGTGTATTTCCTCGTCTGACAGACCTTTTGTAACGTAAGAACCCACCAAACGTAGTACATTTGTGTGCCAATCTTTGTCTGCTAGCACATTCTGCACCGCCAGTTGCCTATCCATTGCTTGCTGCCCTAGATCTATCTCTATTGTGCTAGCAACCTCTGTCTTTTTGGGAAACGCTCGCATTAATCTATCGAACTCCACTGGTTCTCTGTCTGTTGAAAACTCAGTACGCATTGTAACAAGCTCCGGCACGTATCCTTTGTCTTGCTTCTTTTGGTTCGGCCATGAGACCGTTCCAGCCACACGCATAATTCTGCTTGGATTTACGACTGCCGCGTCTGTTTGTAAGCTAGCGGCAATTGACTTCTGCACTTCCCTCCACGCTTGTAGGTTGTAGCACGGCTCATCTAGCTGCCAGTACGCATGGCCTCTTGCGTAAGGCGTTGTGCCTGTTTTGACTGACATTGTGAACTTCGGCCCAGCGAACGTCATAATATTTTCCATTGCGCCTTTTGTGTCTGCATCTGCAAAGCAGTAAAAGGCGCTCAGTATATCTTCATCTTTTGCAGCTTTACCTGCTGCAATGTTTGCGTCCGGGTTAATTGGGTTGATGCACATGTAGATATTTTGCTTTGCAATATTCATCTGCTGTGCATGATCGACTGCCATATCAACTTTATCTATTTTAAATCTTGCTACATTTATTGATCCAACTGTGCTGATGCATCGTAATTCTATCAAAGGTTCGCCAACCAAAACCCATCCGCGTGTAATCGTATTTATAAAGTTTTTTATTTGATTTTCTTGCGGTGTAACGTCCAACATATTTTCCATTTCCAATAGCCTACTCCCTATGTTGCCCAGCGCCTGATGGCGCTAGGCAGATTTTTAATTAGAACTCAAGTTCTTCAGCTGTTGGAGCTGCTGGTTTCGGTTGTGGCTTCGGCTGCTCTGGCTCTGCCAAATCAATACCTGCTGCTGCCCCTTCCTTTAGGCTATCTGGCTTGTCTACCCACTTCACTACTTCGAATATTGGGTAACATGTGCCTCCCTTTTGAAACTTTAGCTCCTTGGCTTCTACCATTTTTATCAGTGGCATCTGCCCGGCAGCTGGTTGCTCCTTGAGCATAGGCGCTAGTTCTGCAAGTGCGTTCCATGCCCCTGCACCAGCTTGCTCCCACATGGCTACCTTCTTGCCGCCAAGAGCGCATTTTATAGAGAAACCCTTTTTGTAATCATCGCCTGGCTTTGCAAGCATTTGATTTACACTTGGGTTCCACTTCCATTCTGGTGCAACTCCGGCAATACCTTCCGACTTTTGCCAACCTGTTTTAAGGCTGTCTAAGTCTAGCACAAAACCATTTGTTTGTGCTTCCGGGTATTCGTCTTTGACTGAACCTTCCCGAATGTAAAAGTTTCTGGCTCTTACTGCGCCGTCCTGAGTTCCTCTTGCAGACCACTGCAAGAAAAGATTAACGGCTTCGCCGTTGCTTCCTAGATCTATTTCAAACATTTTTGTTTCCTTTCGTTGTTTGATTGTTAGATTGTTGTGCGCTTAACCCTGCGCTGGGATTGACAGCAAGCGTTTCTACTTGCTGTATTCTTTCACCAATCCACCGCATGACCGGGACGGCCATTGAGTTGCCCATCGCCTTGTAACGAGGTCCGTCTGGGCAATCCTTCGCATCTTTGTTGCGGTATGGAATTTGGGTGTAATCGTCAGGAAAACCTTGCAAACGCTCGCATTCTCTTGGTGAGAGGCGGCGTACATGCATATTTGTCATAACAGCTGGTGTTTTACTTTTATCTAATGTGGGCGTGACATGCTCCGACACGCTATCCCCTTGGCTTGCGCTGTTTTGCGCGCCAAATGCCACCGCGTGAGGGCCTTTCGCAATGACAGTCGGCGCAAGTTCCGTTTGTTCTATTTTTGGCGCATACAGTGCGTTTTTGCCTTGATTGTAAGCTGCACGGTCAATCACGGTCACCGCTTGCACGCCCTTGTAATCTCTAGCACTTAAAGTGCCAGTAATTTCTTTTGATGCTTTTGGTGTTACGTCATCACGAATTGAATATGACGTTGATAAAAACTCACTATTTTCCATAAAAGTTTTTGCATTTTTAATTTTGCTTGGAACAAATAATGGAGCACCACCATTAATATGCTGATCTTCTAAACCGTGTTTTGATCCGTAATGAGCATTAAGGGTTGATGCAACATCAGCAGGCCATTTTTGACCTGCACCGTCTTTTGTTACTAATGCCTCTGCTTCTACTCGTTCGTTTCCAGTGCGACTGAAAGGAGCGCCTTGTGTAACTGTGGGGGCAACGTCTTCCCGCGTTTCTCGGCTCGGCGCAGGATGCCCTGACATGCTTTCGCGCTCAAATAGAACCGCTGCGGCACGTCTCCAGTCTCCAAGGTATCCGACAACAAACACACGTCGGCGTCGCTGTGCCACTCCGAAGTACTGAGCGTCAAGCACTCGATATGCGAACCCATACCCGAGCTTGCCCAACGCCCCGAGGAAGGTTCCAAAATCCCGTCCTTTGTTGCTTGACAAGACACCGGGGACGTTTTCCCAAACCAACCAGTCGGGCTGATACTGTGCAGCAATGGCAAGATAGGTGAGCATGAGGTTTCCCCGTGGGTCAGTAAGTCCCTTGCGAAGTCCCGCGACTGAGAAGCTTTGGCAAGGGGTTCCTCCGACAAGAAGGTCAATTGATCGGTCATACGGCCACTCCTTAAATTTTGTCATATCTCCTAAGTTTGGAACGTCAGGGTAATGATGCTGCAATACATCTGACGGGAATTTTTCTATTTCGCTGAACCACTGCGGCTTCCAACCGAGCGAATGCCACGCAACTGTCGCAGCCTCAACGCCAGAACATACGCTTCCGTATTTAAATACCATACAACTCATCCCTTACATCTTCGAACCCATTCCAATAGAACGAGTTAGGATTAACTGGTATGACTTCTTTAATATCATTTTTTGTTCCAGCTCTTAAAAACTTTTCTAATCTGCTTATTTGTTTTTTAGCATAGTTCAGCAGCTCGGTAGGATCTCCATCTTCAAGCATACTTGTTTTCTTCGGCGTAACATATAAAAACTTTACAGCCTGGTTGCCTCTTGCCTTTTGATAAATAGCTCTTTGCAACTGATGCTCTGGAGACATGGTGCTAGGCATACGCCCGGTAGTTTTCAAATCAACAATAACGCCATGCTCTGGATAAACAAAATCTAAGTAACCTATAACTGGTATTTCGTAATCATCTGTCTTAGCCGTAATGCTAACCTTCTGCTGCCCTTCCTCTGGAAACTCTGGCTTGCCATACTCTTTGAGCTGATCAATCGCTAGCGCCATGCAAGGCTCAATCATGTTCCTTTCTTTAGTTGTTTTTTCATTGCCAACCATAAACGTTTTATCAAACTTATAGTGCGCCGCCTTGACTGCTTCGGCAACCTCACTATCGCCAGTAAGAACTGCCACAACAGCATCTTCTGTACAAATGCCACGCATTGCAGCGGCTGACAAAGGACTACGCTTGTTAAATAAATACTGTGCTACCCAAACATCCGGGGCGTTTGTCCACAAGTTTATGCTGGATGCTGATAAATGTTTGATGCCATGCTTTTCAAATCCGTTCATGCTGTTACCTTTGCGTATAGCGCAATCAATGTAGCCTCTGCCCGGCCATCATCTTTCGACCTGCTAAATAAATCCGCTTGTTTTGGAAACCGTTGTGATGCTAGTGATCTGCTTACGCCTTTATCTCTGCTTAAACCGAAGTGTGATTTCCACTTGGCTGGCGTTACAAATTG